TCCAGGGATGATTCCTCCTGTATCTTCTCAAACATGGATGCCATCATTTCTGTTGTAGCTAGAAAGAGTGTGTTGTCTTTCAAAGCATTGTCAATCCTCTCAATAACATCATCCAGCATTTCTTCTGTAACCTCACCGCTCACAGCAAATCTGCCTTTGATTGTCTGGAAGTTTTCAATCTGTGAGGCTTTCTCCTCGTCAAAGTTCTGAACGTCAAGCACAGTGAGCATAGAGAGGAAATTGATATAGATTTCATACTTTTGCTCATTCGAGAGGTCTTGTCCTAACTCCTGAAGTTTTTCCATGTAGTTAATCCCGTTATTCTTCAGAGCTTCTGTCAGTTCCTCATTGAAAGTTCTTATACCTTTCTTAAGACCCTCTAAAACTTTTTCGGCATCTTCTTTGGCTGTGCCAGGTCTCTGTGCCAGATAAAAAGCTACTAATTTCTCATTCAGAGTCAGATCCTTATCCTCTGCATTGTTAAATTCTGCGGAGAGTTCCTGAATTTTCAGCACCTCATCCTTTGTAAAATCGATATTCATAATAATACTGTTTTTTGTTGTTAAACTTGTTGTCTTTGTCTCTTCTGAGTCATAAGAAACTTTATTTCTAACAACAAACTCCGAATTATTTTCAATTGATGAATCACTTTCTTCTGTACCTAATATAGAATTAGCTTCATTCTGACGAATTTCGTAATCTAAAACAGAAGCTTCAATTGCAGCAGAATATTCCCCGTCAGCAATCAGTTGCTGTTCTACATCCTCCATTTGTTTGTGAGTAAGAGCATTACCTACAAACTTGCTAAATATCAAATCATCTATTATCATCTTACTTATGATTTAGTTTTTCTTCATTATACTTTTCCAATAAATATTCTAGAGCGCGTCCTTTCATCAACGAGACAGCATCTTGCTTCTGCTTGGAAGTCCAAGCTTTCTTTACTTCTTCACTGGTCATGCCATCTTTGGGTTTAGGGTGAATATACTCTTCTAATAACGGATAAGCATCAAGCCCGTGCATCTTGTCAATGACAAGATACTGCAAGGCCTTTTGGTCTCTTTCTTTCAATTTCCTAAATGCTCTTTTCATACGAATATGAGTTATGTTGTCGCCATCCTCTTCAGGCTGGTCACACTTCAAGAGAGACTCATAATCGCGATAATCGAGCAATTCGCGTTCTCTTTCCCTAACTTTTTTCTCTTTATTTGCAATTTTGTAAAAATGTCTGCATGCTATACGAGAAGTATAACTTTTAAGAGAACAATCTCTTGCATCATACAATGCGATTTTATGCCATAAAGGTTTACCTGTTGATTCGTCAAAAGGTTTACCTAAAAAAAGAAAAAGATCTGCATAGGTATCTCTTGCCATGATTGAGTTTAATTTGAGAACTAATCCTTCGTTCATTGGACCGAGATAATAATTAACCACAGGCGGGTCGTTTTTTACAACACGCCTCGCAACTTCTTTGTTTGCAAGAAGATTCGCGTCATTTTTCAATAAAGAAATGAGTTTATTAAAAGAAACATCACTCCAATTGTCCATTTATGATATTGATTTTTATTTATGATGTATTATTTTCACGCTGTCGCGTCCAATTTGCGACCAATTCGGGGACAAAATTATAAAAATGTCGTTAAAGTATTGCATTTTTCATCAAAAATGTTATGGAAGAGGGCCAAACAATGTGTTTTTGTCCCAATATAAACCCGAATATTCAAAAAAAAGTAGTTTCAAATGGGTCGAGAAAGAAGCATAATCGCACCAAAACATCCGATTTCATCGCTCAATCATCAATATGCGACAAAACATGTACGAGATAGGGCATTATTTGACCTTTATTAGTACAACTTTATCCAGTCAAAAAGTTACATTACTCCACTCCCACTGACAGAATATGTATCATGTTGCGGGAACTTCTCACACCCGATATAGAGGGTGTCAAAAGCATCCGTTCCGTCGGTGCGATGTTCAAGAAGATCCTCTTCCGTTTCGGGGTTCTTCTCATCCGACTTGTTCTTGCGAAAACCAAGACGGCCACGATACACCTGTGCCGACTGAATAGCAAGAATCAAGTCATCGTTATTCTGGCGGTTGAACATCGGCATGAGGCGCTGCTTCCCAGCAAAGGCACGGTTGATGAGCAAGTACTTCTCATCGTGCTTCATGGGATTTCCAAGATACACTTCCACCACTTCCCATCCATGGCGCTCAAACTCGTGCACAATGACCCAGCGGAAGTCCTGGTCATTCACGGCATAGTTAGAGCCGAGGGCGGTAGCATCATAGTAGAAGATGACAGTCTTGTTTTCATGGTATGCGTAGTAGTTGCAGAACTCCTCGACAAGCGCCGAAAGCTTTCTTTCAAACTTGACGAAGAAGGACTTCAGGACACGTAGCTTTCTGCCGTCCGGCTGTCCTGCTACAAGCCAGTTGATATTGGCATTGTAGTCCATGCCGATGCAGATGGGAGCCTGACGGTTCAAGTCCTTGTCAGCCCTGCAGTCCATGGCGGCAGCGTCAAACTCATACCCGAGGCTGTCAAGGTATTCAAAATCAGAGGCGTTGTACTTGTGACCTTCCTTCATGGAAGAATAGAAACCATCCTTCCGAATCCCTATCCGCTGGCACAGAATCGACGTCTGGAATGTCAGCGGAGTCAAGTCACGTTTCATCTGCCGGATGTAGTTCTCGCCAAGCAGCTCAATGTTCTCGATGCTGGAGTATTCCTTGTAATAGACAGCCACTGAGCGCATCTTATTGAGCTGTGTGTCAAGCCGACGGAGATAACTGCGCAAGTGCTTAGGAATCTCTTTCCCTTCCTTGCGCATCTCGCGTATGCACTCCTTGGTATGCCATATCTCATAGAGCGTTGCCTTGATGGCCTCTATGAGTTCCGCATCCATCTTTTCGCGGTAGTGAAGGAACCAGCTGCCTTTCTGTGTCTGCGGCATATCAGACAGAATCATTAAGGCATGGTTGAAGCTGTGTTTACCAAAGTAGGACTTGATACCGCCATTGGCGGGCAAAGTCTCATCCTTCAGCTTCTGGTAGTCAATGAACTTCGCTTCATCGACCAGCACCCAAGAAAGCGTCAGGGAGTTGGACGTACCCGGACGATCCTGGGAGATGATGATAGCGACAGAACCATTGTAGAACGTAATGACGTGCTCATAGTCAGACGGTTCTATCAATGGCCGTTTGAACGTCTTGGGTGGTCTTCGCCCCACCACATAGTGTACCCCTTTCTCATAGCCCCATCTCCGCCAAGCAGTGAACAAGCCCGGCAGCGTGTTTGTGAGACCATGTTTGAAAGTAGGTACCACGATGCCGCCAGTGCTACCCGCCATGCGCTGCATATTGCGAAGCACAAAGGGAGCGGCGATGGAGTCTGTCTTACCAGTACGTCGGCCAGCCACAATGACAGTCGTATTGGCACCGATGAGCTGTGTCAATCGCTGCGGGTCATTGAAGTATATAGGTTTGGATTCTTTCATTATGCAGGGGGACTATATAGTGTTGTCATCATTGACTTCTTCAAAATCAGCGTAGGAACCGAAAAGCTCATCCTCTTCGAGGTCAGCTTCCTCAAACTCGATGTCATCAATGTCAGCCGACTCAGCCCGGTACTTGGCGAGCAAGTCTTCCACAAGCTTCTGACGGTTAGGCAACGGCTTGATGCCCAGTACCGACGGGTCAGAAGTAGCCGTGAAGGGCTGAATGACAATCAGATGATAAGGCAATGCCGTTTCATCCTCCACATCGACGCGGTTGTATTTGGCGTAAGACGTTGCAGCCCGTTCCATCGTCTTGGTGTCCTTGCGCTTCTTGGCCATCTGGTACGTCTCTATGATCATCTCATTGTAGCGCCATCGATGGAATTCACGTGAAGCCTCTGTCAGCAATGGCACCAGAGCCTTGATGATGGCAAGGTCAGAATATGCCTGTGACTTATGTACGGCAAAGCCACGGGCCAGTTCCTCCTCGATAAACTGTCTGTCCTTGGCATCCGGGTTGGCCAGTACCCAGTTGTACATATCACGCAACCTGAGTACACGGGCCACCTGAGCCTCCGTGTACTCCTTCTGCAATTCCTCAACGGGTGTGAAGAGATCCTTGCGGCAGATGTCTATGGTTGCGATATTAGCCATTATTCATCATCCTCCATATCAAGCAAGTTCTTTGCAGCATTCTCCAATGCCAGCGGTGAGCCGGCCTGTGCCAGCATCATCTCCTGTGTATGCAGCTTCACCTTCGAGGACGCTTTTCCCCGAAGGTAAGCCTTGGCCACATCACTGGAGCGGTTCTTGATGTCCTCGCGTAGCTGTTCTGCGGGAATACCAAGGATGATGGCCATATCAGAAATAGGCAGGAATATGGAGGCAAACTTCTCAATCTGCTCCAATTCGTTGGCTGAATAGGTCATGTAGCGGAACTGATTTATTGTGAATGAGGGAAGTCATGGACTCATGAAGCGTAGCAAAGATGCCAGGATCAGTAGTGACAAGAGCCGATTCCATACGATTGCCTCGTGTCAGGTTCTGCGAGGTGAGGACAGTCACCACCTCCCCACTATCGGCCTGAACCAGCAGCACCTTGGAATGGTTGTCAGCCAGATACACATGCTGCATCGTCTGACAGATGAAAGGCCACAGATTCAGCGTCTTGTTGGTAGCCTTGTAATCCAATATGAGGTTGAACTGCTTCACCTTCCCGTCCTTCTCGATGAAGAACAGGCGGCGAAGGAACTCCTCGGAGATGGAGAACGAAGTCTGCCACACCTCAGACTTTCCAACCTGTGAGAGAATCCATTCGAGCACATCGGCCACCTGCAGCTCATTGGTGAGATAGACCTGGTGTGTCTTCTCTGCCAATGGCTGCAAGTATTTCGATATGGATGTGCCGCGCTTCATTTCTTAGCCTTGGAAGTCGTTGTTTTCTTGGGCTTGGTGGCTTTGGTTTTGGCGGGTGCAACGGGTTCTGTGGTAGTTTCTGCCTCCGAACCAGTTTCAGCCTCAGCTTGTGTAGTAGGTGCAGTAACAGTCTCATCGGCCACATAGTGGTCATAGATGTTCCAGTTCTCATGCAGCTGCTTGTCAAGTGCAATGAGTTCTTTGAGGAACGGGTAACGTTCCGAATCCGGACACGACACCTGTTCCGTGGAGAGGCTGCGGAGTTTCAGATGCACTTCGCGCATCCGACGAAGCAGGTCCAGGTTCTCCACATAACGAGCCTGAATCTCCTCCGGGAGCTGGTCGTGGTCGGCGCGTTTGCCTTTACGGAATTCCTCGTTTGAGGTTCCGCTTGCGGCTGCATCCTGATAGCTGAAATGCTCCTTCACGATGACCTTCACCTGCTCGTCCATCTCAGCCACCTCCTTGTGTGTGATGTTGGCCAGTCGGACTGTCAAACGCTTTTGAAGTTCCGATACGAGATACTTCATCACAGCCACCTTATTCGGATGGCGAAGAAGGTTCTGATAATGTATCTGATTGTTCTCCATCTGGAGCAAAAGAAGGCATCCGTCCTCGATGGTTCGGCTGTCATCATTGAGCCATTTCTGAAGCTTGAAGTTGAATTGATTATCCATATTATATTATTTTGCAAATAAGGTTATTATATATATTTGTTAAAGTTTATTGTTAATACCTGTGAACATCATCAAATTCTTATTGTTTGCCTCCAAAAGCACCTTCATGGAATGCAGTGTTGAACCCGTCGTAACGAAGTCATCAAACACGATAATGTTAGGCTCAGGAGGCAAAAACTGAAGCTCAAATTCTGCGTTCACACGGTGCTTGGATTTGCAGGTTGCCACGTCCTCATAGAACGGGATTTTGAGCAATTTGCCAATCTCATCTGCAATGAGTGTGGCAAAATTCCGGGTCAGATGACGTCGTTTCGGAGTGGTGACGATACACCAGTTCCCGATGTCCAGATGATACCCTATGACCTCACGGATGAGGGTGGCCGTTTCCTTTGCGAAGTGGCTCACCTCTGAAGCATCACTCTTGATGTCCGTGAGCGTCCTTCCCATGATGGACTTTTGCCACAAAGCGAAGAACCAGAACCCTGCCCTGTGGACGAGTTTCGTCTTCGGGTAGAAGTCGCAACGTGCCTCCGTTGACTTGTCCCAGGCGTTTCGTTTCTTCTCTCCGAACAGATCCTTCTCCGCTTTGTTCTTCCCTTTCACCTCTGTCAGAGAATTGAGCGTACCGTCCATGTCCGGCACTTGCACCTCGGCAAGGAGGTCACTCATGTCTATGGCGGTACGCTCTTCCAACTTTTCAAGTATTCAAGAATGAACAAAAGTCCGTTACGTAGTCACAGCCGTAGGTGTGTCGCCACCTGCAAGGCTCAGTTCCCCGTCTTCGGTGACGATCGTTCCCTGATAGAACGGGGACGGGCAGACATCCGTGGCCTCCACGTTGATGGTGGTGCTGGCTGTGCCCGTGGCACCCTGTCCGTTGTCCTGTGCCACCGTAGTCTTCGTCTCATAGAAACGGGAACCCACGATGCGCCAGAGGCCGGACATATCCTGTACGAGGAATACGTTATCGGAGTTGTTGAGGTAGCAGGCTACAGCAGAAGCCTCCTGACCTACGCCCGGATGGACGGCAGTGAGCTTGTTGAGCTGCGTCTGGGAAGGAGCCTCGCCCTGCGCGTCAGAGGTCAACGTGGATTTCTCTGCGAGGATGTCAATGAAGTGCCAATAGGTATCAGCCTTCAATGTGAAGTTGCCCGTGGTGGTTGCGAAGGCATAGCGTCCGCCAGAATCCG